TCCCAGGGATGACGTTCTTGACCAAGCCGAACATGAGCACGGTCTCAGTCAGTGATTGGTTGAGCGTCTGCGCGCCGGATGACATCGTGCCCAGGCCAAGAGCAAGATCGGCCGGCTTCACCGCGAACTCATTCGAGGCCTGCAGTAGCTGGTCGACCGCCACACCTGCTAGGGATGCATCGATACCGAACGCCTTCAGGCCCTGTGCAGCGAGACCTGCGGCCTGCTGAGGCGACAAGTCGCCCAGGGAGCCGGCAGCGAGGCCCAACGTTGGCTTCAGCAGGTCGATGCTCTCCTTCACCGTGTAGCCTGCCTGCGCGAGTTCGTTGAGCCCCTCGACGGCTTCTGTGGGCGAGAACTGGGTTTCCTTGCCGGCAGTGATCGCCGCCTTCTTCAGCTGGTTCAGCTCATCGGTCGTGGCGTTACTCACGGCTCCGACCGCAGCGAGCGCCTGCTCGAAGCCAGCCGCTTTGCCACCGAGTGCAAAGGTAGCGGCTAGTCCGCCGACGCCTACTGCAGTCAGCGCTAGGCCGGCTCCGAGTTTCTTGGTCATCTCGTCGATGTTCCCGATCGACTGACCCGTGTGCTCCTCGAGAGCCTTCATGTTCTTGTCGACGTTCTGCATCACGCCCGATGCCAGATCGGTCGCAGTGAATAAAAAACCCAAGCCTAGAGCATTTAAGCCCATTGCATCCGTACTCCCGGTGCATTGAACGCGTCCGACAACGAGTCAGTCTGTATGAGCAATACAAACTCAGAAGTGTGGGCGTCTGTTCCTGGGTACGAGGGCATTTGCGAAGCCTCTGGCATCGGCCGTATTCGGATCGTCGTCCCCGGTGTTACCTCGAGGTAACGTCCCGGCCCGGTACGGAATCGAGGGTACGACTACTTACGCCGCGCTGCTGATTTCATGGCCTCTGCCTCTTTGCGCCGTTGTTCGCGTTGTCGCGAGCGCAAGAAGGAGATGTCCTCGAAATCGAGCTCGCCGACGGACTCGAACGACATGTTTAGCCCGCTACCGCCGTGCTCAATCCACATGAGCTCGAAGCGGATGTCGTCCCATCTACTTTCGCCGTCTTCGTCTAGGAACAAAAACGCATCGAACGGATTCGATGCATCTAATTCCGGGCGAAGAACGTGCTGTCCAAAGGGAGCTCCACCGCTTGCGTCAAACCACAGCCCTCCGAACCCGAGCAGATGACTTCGATCGTGGTCTCTACTCCGCAGTCGACCGTATCCATGGAGCGCATGAGGTCAGTGATGTCCTCGAGGTCCAAGTCGCCGAGGAACGACATGATGTCTGTCACTCCGTCGATCTGGACGATGCGACCCGAAAGACTGAGCAGCGTGCGTCCTTCTTCGCTTCGCACGCTACCGCCAGCCTTCCGCTGAGCCAGCTTCGACTCGAGTTGAGCCGCTAGCTTCGCGAGCCGGACTTGATCGCGACCCGTGTTCAAGCGGAACTTCACCTTTGTGCCAGCCACTTCTGTCTCGAAGATGTTGGCCTCCATGAACAAGCGAGCGGACTCGGGCGGTAGTTCTCGCACCGGGAGGTCGGGTAACTCGATCGTCCAATCGATCATCTGCCTGCATTCCTTGTCGCCGCAGCGAAGGCGAAAGTCGTACGTCGGGCCATTGGTCGCTTCGCGCAGCTTGATGATGGCTTGCATGCGATCGCCGACCAACGCATCGGCCCACAAGAACGTCGGCAGCTTTGTGTAAACCGCTCGATCGAGCACATCGAGCGTGCAGTCATCGAGCAGCTGGCTGATTGCCTCGCCAGTCGCGATTCGACGCTTATCGCGGAGCCCGTCGAGGTCTTTGCCCTTGATGCCGCGCAGTCGAATACGCAAGCCACTAGGGCAGGTCAACTCAGTTTCTCGAGCCATGTGTTTTGTCCTTCGAGGCGCGTGCGAGGCGCGGTCCTCGAAGGACAGACTCGTCGATCGTGAAGTCGCGCCGCAATCTTCCGGGACAGAAAACAGAAAAGGCGATCCGGGGAAGGATCGCCTTTTCAAGACCGCTCACTGAGGAAGCCGCTTGCGCAAGAGCTAAGCTCTCACTTGTTCACGTACGAGTCAATCGGCTTCGTCTGCATCGGCGATCAATCGCGGTGATCTAGTCGCACAAGCGCCGGATTGGTTCTGCGAGCATGCCGGCTTGTGCCAAGCGCTCACCTTCAGCAGTCAGCCGCAGTCGAACGTGTGACCGCGAAAACTGAAACCGAAACGCTGGAGCTACCACGATCGCGTACGTGATCGTCCCCTGCAAGCTCTGCTGATTGAGCACCTTGTACATGCGCATTTCGACTCGGGCGAGTATGCCAGTCGTAATCGTCAAGCCGATCAACGGCTTCAAAGCAGCGTCGAGCGCCGCGCTGAACTCGTCTTGTTCGGGCTTCGCTACCACTTCGTTTCCTCCCCGGGGCCCGCCGTCCGGACGCCGACTCAGCCGACCACAAGAGCATCGTACGCCTCGAGTGCGCTCACGACGTGGTTCGGTCCTCTGTCACCCGACGCGCACCACTCGATGGCTCGTAAGACGTTGGTGAGTTGCTCGGCGAGTCGAGTGGCATCGTCGACTCGGGCAATCAACGTTTCGAGATCCAGTTGAGCTGAACCAATATTTTCGGGAACAATGCGCCGGAGCTCGGATAGAACCGCTCGGTATTCATCGGCAGACCCGAGCGGGCGAGAATACAGATAGTCGAAGTGACCGCCGCTCATTGGAAACGCTCCCGGTTGGTTTCTTCGGTGTCCATGCGGGACACCTTTCCACTGAACCGACTCGTCCCGCAAGCGCCCTTTCCAGGCCGTAGCAGGCCCTCTCGCGCGGATTGCCGTAAGCTGCGCCCCATGCCGAGACGCGAAATGCTCCAAGTAGCCGAGCTGGTGATCTGGGTAGGGATCACGCTGATAAGCGCGGCCAGGACAGCAAAGACCGTCCACTACGGGTCTGCCGAGGACGCAATCAGAGCATTTCGTAAGGCGTACCCCGACGACCGAGACGAGCTTGCGTGACCATCTGGTCTCAGCCGACGTTCTTCCGGAGCTGGAAGAAGTCGTAGCTAAGCACGACCTGTTCCATCGTGAACTCGTCTGAGTTGTTGTCCCAGGCGCCCGCAGTAAACGATGTCGGCCACGCACCTGAGATCTGCCAGCGACGAAGCGTGCGGCTGTCGCGGTCGAGCTGCACGATCGAGGCGTTACGCTTGAACGCGGGGCTTCGCAGTCCCCCGTTGAGCGCCGCATTCGACGTGAGCTGGAACCACTTGTAGAGGTCCGAATCCTTGGTCGCCGCTCGCTCGATCGTGAGATCGGCGAAGCTCATGCGACCTGGTTCCTTGAACGGGATGATCACCCCGCCCTCGTAGTATTCGATCTTCGCGATCTCGGACTTGAGCTCCGAGCAACTCTGGAAGCCGGCGCTTCCGAACCCGTCCACCTCCACCACGAAGCGGAACTTGGCGTGAAAGTGTCGCTGTTGTCCGAGTACGGTCATGACGTCTCCCTATTCAGCTGGCAGCAGCGATCTCTTCGTCGATTGCGCGAGTGTCTTGCGAGAACGCGACGATCAGGAACCGAGCCGGCTTTTGCGTTGCCAAGCCGACTCGTGCGTTGAGCTTCCCGGCGAACTGTTCGGACGGCGGATTGAGCGCGTCGCCCACGTCGACGAAGAACGCCTTTTCAGGGTCCATCGACCGGAAGGCTCTTACCTTCATCTGCGTCAGCAGGAAGGCATCGATCGTGCGGAACACTTCGTCGCGTAAGGCTTCGTCGTTGTTGCGCAGCCGAGCGAACTCGATGCCGCTTCTCACGGAACGCTCGATGAACGTCACGCCGCGACGCTCCGCAATCGTCGGGAAGTTTCCACCCGTCATGAGCGTCATGACGTCGTTCACCGCGATCGGCGAGCCAGAGAGGCGCGTGATCGGGTTGATGAGGTTCGGCGAGATGAGGTCGCGAACGTTCTCGCTCAACACGAGGTCGTTCTCGAGTCCGATCACGCCTGGCAGCTGGCCCTTCTCGACGCCGCCCGGTGGCTCGTAGATGCCGCCGACCCGTGAGTTGTCCGTGCGAGCGTACATGCCCGCGATATGCCCGCTCGGCGGAACGGTGATCGAATCGGCTCGACCGAACACAGAAGCGTTCGGGTTGAGAATCTTCACGCGGGGCCAGTACATGGCTCCGTGCTCAGTCGTGTTCTTGATCGCAGCGGTCGCGACCACGTACGTGTTGATCCCAGCAGGAGAAAGGCCAGCAGGCGGATCGAGGATGAAAAACACGTCGCCGTTGCGAGTCACGGAGCAGTACGACAAGCCGGCGTTGTGCACTGCCGGTGTTGCTCGCTCCGGACAGATGAGTAGTTCAATGTCGTCGTTCAAGTCGAACGAGTTGAAGCCGAGTCGACTGGACTCGTCGCCCACGAAGTCGACGTCCGCAATGCTCGCCAATCCATCGTCGCCGCCAACCAAAGGACCGAACGGAACGGCCGGGCTGCCCGAGCTGTTTGCCGGACGTTCAGCTGCAGCGCTGCTCGCATCGACATCGAGGTCAGTCACTCGGATGAACTCGGAACCCGATCCATCTGTCGCGTTCACAACCGTCTCGACGTAGCGAGCGCCGGCATCGAGCATGGTCAGGTTCGGGAAGCGCTCGACCGGACTACCAGCCGAGTACACGACCAAGTTGAACTCGGCAGCATCGCCCGAGGTCGCAGTCGTGATGAGCACGGTTACGCCAGCCGCATAGACGCCGTCGTACTTCGCGTTGACCGTGAGCGTGCTGACTGCCGTGCCGGCGCTACCCGAATGCACCGCGTTGTCGAACCCGAGCTCGTCGTCGGAGGTCGATGCAGCAATCACCTGCACCAGGCTCGACCCGCCCGTCGTGTTCGAAGCGATGTGCACCGCTCCGCCGACGTTAGTAACCGTCACGCCAGAGACTGCAGCTTCGACGATCGTCTTGATCTCAGCGACCGTAACCGCATCGATGTCTGCGACGTTGCCGGTACCGTTCACAACCGACGTCGCGAAACCGAGAGCGGTGTTAGACGTTCCGCCCGTGACTTGGATGTGGCTGCCCGTGCCCTTGGTGTCCGAGTTGATGCGGGGCGAGCCACTGTTCGAATCCGCGTATCCGCCTTGAAGCGCGGCGTTGATGACTGCATTGACCTCGGCCAGGGTCGCGGCGCCAATCGACACAAACGCACCAGTCGTGAACGTGATTGTCTGAACGGCACCGCCGTCGACCTTCACGAGCAGTGTCATGCTGTTCGACAGCACATACGTGGGCGCGTTGCCGGCTGTCACCGATGCTCGAGCCGCAGTGAACGTAGCTGTCGAGTTGCCGGCGACGTCTCGATTGACGACCAGCGTGTCAGTGGTCACGAGCTTGTACGGACCGACGATCGAACCAGTCGCAGCGCCGGGCGATGGCGACGCAGCTGCGGTTAGAAGGGCCAGAGTACCGGCTGCGCTTGTCTTCGAGTTCGCGTTCGTGATGTCCGAGTAGTGAACGACTCGAGTGAAGTAGAGGCGTTGCCCTCCGCCTTTGAAAAAGGCTCGAATCGATGAAGTCGCGAAGCCGGCTGCGATGTCGCTTCCGAAGATCTTCACGAACTGCTCGAACCCAGTGATCAGCGTCGAAACACCGGTCGGGCCTTTCGCAGTGATGCCAGTGCAGGCAAGCACGCCGGTCGCGACGTTTTGAATCGTGCGCAACGAGGGCTGCTCTTCTTCGACGACAGTCTTCGAGCTGAGAAGTTGGGCGACCATGGATCAGTCCTCGTCTCGTGATTTGATCTGACGTGGAGCGGGAGCGGGAGCGGGAGCCGGAGCAGTCGGCGCCGTAGCGACCGGCGCATCGTCCTGAAGCGTGAACGCTAGGGTTCCGTTCGCGAGCAGCTCCGGCATCTGCGCACAGAACGCGACTGCTGCGGGCAAGCCCGATATCTCCTGGCCGCCGAGCAGCGTCAGTGACCCGGGGTATGAACGCCGCACCTCCGTCACGGTGCGATTGCCACTGGCATCGACGCTCGCGAACTTCGCTGTGGTGCGCTGCCAACCATGGGCCTTCGTGGCAAACGTTGGATGGTCGAGGACTAAGACCACTGTTTGCCGAGACTTGTTTTTGAGGGTTGCTGACATCACCCGTCCTTGTTGCTCGAAGTGACCGAGATCTCGGTTATCGGCTTAGTGCGACCGATGACATCGTCGCCGAGGAATCCCGGAAGATCTTCATGGTCAAACCCACGCACGACGAAACTACCTGAAAAGGATCTGAGGTTCGATTTCTGGTCGGCGGTCGAATTGAACGGCATCCCTGCCGCATCGAGCTGCATCTCGTACTTCACAAACCCGAAAGACGAGTCGCTCGGGTCGCGTTGCAAGGCGAGCCATTTGTTCTTCTTGAAGAACTGGCGCATGGCGACTTGTAGGTTGAGCGCCTCAATCTTTTGGTCGCTGATCCCCACGAACGAAAACATCAGGTCGTCCGTATCCGGGACGCGTCTCACAATCAGCTCGCCGCCAGTTCCCTCTGTAACCGTCGGGACGTTGCGACTAAAGAAGCGATTCTCTTGCAGCATCGGACCGAAGATCACAAGCGCAGGAAGGTTCGCGACGTCCACAATGCTCAGCTCGTCGCTCACGTCGAAATCGAAGTCTGAATGGGTCGAGGTCGAGACATTCGCGACGACCTGCTTTCGCAACTCCTGCACGAGAGTTCGAACCAAGCGGGACAGATCAGACTCATTCGTGAGCTGCTGGCGCTGGTAGCGATAAGCATCCTCTGCAGTGATCGTCTCCGCTCCAATCACCACGCCGTCCTCGTCGACGTTTCGAACAGTGACGTCAACCAGACCTTCGCCGTAGTCCGGTTTGATCGCCGGCAGCGGCGAGCGTGGGGGGCGTACGAACAAACGAGTCGAGGAGAGAACAGTTACACCGATCCCTAGCTCGGTACCGAACAACACCTCGACCGTCGGAACAAGCTCGCCAGTCAAAGCGCCGTCAGCAGGTGGAATCACCCATGGCTGAAACCCGGTTCCGATGATCTCAACAAGTCCGGACCCGCCGGTGTGACCGATCGCTGGCGTAACACTCGTGATAGTCGGAACTGCCACGTCAACAACGCTACAGGCCCGCGACAGTCGCCGCGATCTTTCACTCGCCGAGCGCCATCTTCATCTGCACGGCAATCCGGTGCGCTAGGCGCCGCTGCATCGCTGCTGGGTTCGATGCGATCTTCTTGATGACCGGCCCGATAAAAGGTCGGGCAGGAATCTTCACAACGATCACGCCCTTCGAGAGCTGTCCCGTACCGGACGAAACGAACTTGCTCTTCTTGAAGCGACCGCCCTTGTCGCGTCCACCCGCAGTCTTTTCCTTCGCGGCAAAGCCGGCCTTTTTCAGCTGCACCATGAGAAAGATGCGCATCTTCGGCGTGACTCGGATCACCACCACACGACCGT